CAACTGAACCGACAATATTTGGTAAACCGAATCGCGAATATCAAGAAGCTGAGGTCAGATGGTATGATACACTCAGCTTAAATCTTAAGGAGTTAAAAGAAGAATATGGAAAAGTACCAGTCATTTGGAAAGAGCATGCTGCGAATAGTAAAGGCGACATTAATTCTAATTATGGCTATCTCGTGTATAGCGCTCTTAACGGAACTCAATATGAATACGTACTTCAAGAGCTAAAACAGAACCCATATTCACGTAGAGCTACAATGGTGTATACTAATCCGGGTATGCACACTCAATATAGAGAACACGGTAAGAACGATTTTGTTTGTACTAATGCAGTAACCTATTACATTAAAGGTACATTGATACATGCTGTAGTACAAATGAGATCTAATGATGCTGTGTTTGGCTATATAAACGATTTATTCTGGCAACGTACCGTCTTGCGTAGATTGTGTAAAGATCTTGGATACGAAGAAGGTCAGATTGTATGGCAAGCACAAAGCTTACATGTATATCCTAGACATTTTCATTTGATTGATTTACCAGATGATTTTAGAACATATGATAAAGTACCTGTTGATTACGAATTAGAAAAGATGGGAGCTTACGATATAGGAGCGTATGATGACTAATAACTTACTAAAGTTTCCATCTATAAGAATGGCGTTTAAACAAACAACAGATGCATTAGATAACCTAGCTCAAGAAGCAACTAGATATAGTAGTCATGAGGTAGCTGAAGCTTACAGAACTGCATTTAGTTTAGTACGTGAAGGCATAAAGCAAGCTGAAAACTTAGGCGAATCTAAGCTGCAAAAGCAGATTGTAGATGCAATGGATGAAGTACTAACTGAAAAGCATATACTACTGAAAGAACAAGCTGAAAAAACTAGAAACCTGGTTGATAGAAGATATGATGCAGCATGTACTGATCTTGCAACCGACTTAATAAACAAATTGAAACAAACTAAAGTTTCTAAAGAAACGTTAAACGATAACGTAACCGAACTGTATGAAGCTGCTGCTTACCATGTAAGTAAGTATTATGAAGAGAAAGGTATTGACGTATGAAAGCGTATCATAACGAAGGATTTGGTTGGGCTTTCTTTTGGGTGGTAATGCTAATGCTAGTGTTACCACTTGCAGGCCTAATGACTATAGACGATACATGGGAAAGACTAGTAAAGAAATATACAGACCCATGGAAGTCTGACTGTTGGGAAACCGCCAAACACGAAAGAGTTTGTCGAGATAATAATCAATGTAAATGGTTTAGGAATTTTTGTCATGAATGAAGGAGAAGCATTGTTACTTACTATGATGATTGTTGTAGTAGGAACCTTAATATTAAACGCAATAGTATATGGAGTTATAAATGCCTAGTCACTTTCCGATATTTGTAAAAAGCAATAACAAGAACATGGGGTTTAAAGATATGGCTGACGTAGATTTTTATGTTGGCTATGGTAAACATAATAGTAACTATATAGGTAATGTAAGAATTTTTAAAGAAACCGTAGATAAAAACAATAGAGTATTTAAATTATATTTTAATGATAAGCTAATAGAAACTAAACATGTAGAAAGGTAGAATATGGCTAACGCAAGAGGAAAAGAAATAGATAATACGCATTTAAGTATAGACCAAGCAGAAGCTAGAGGCTTTATACATAGAGACTATATAGCTCACTGCTTACGATGGACTAAGATAGCTAAGGATCTAAACCTTGGTGGTAAGTATAAGGAAGCCGACATAATAGATGTAGGTTGCGGTAAAGATATGCCGTTAGCTAGAATGCTAATGACAAACCGGATGGCACCAAGAAGCTATGTAGGTATCGAGTATAATAAGATGGAAATACCAGCTATGTTTGATAACACTACGTTTCAGCCACATCTAATAGACAACGTAGACTTTACACAAACCGACATTATGGAAGATAGCTTTAACGTTAGTGTTTGTCTTGAAGTGCTTGAACATGTTGAACCGACAAAGGCAATAGCGATTTTAGATAAGCTAGCCGATGTAGTAGTACAAGGTGGTACATGTTACTTCTCAACACCGTGCTATGATGAAAAGGTAGGAGCAGCTAAGAACCACGTAAATGAAATGACATATGAAGCGTTCGGTGCTTTATTAGAAGCAAAAGGCTTTCAAATAGTAGATCATTATGGTACGTTCGCTTCACAAAAAGATTACAAGCATGAGCTTGACGGTAACACAAAGTACTTGTATACAAAGCTTAGTGAATACTACGATACAAACTATCTTGCAACTATATTCGCACCGTTGTATCCTAGCATGGCAAGGAACGTATTATGGAAATGTATTAATACACAAAGCAAAGACTTTAATAAAAGGTTTCCGCCTGTTAGAGAACTAGAAGGTACGTTAGGATCTTCTGAAAAAGCCAATGACTTAAGATATGCGTGAACCAGAAAGATACTATGATTGGATGTTATGGAAATTAAAACAGGAGAAAGATATGAATGCTAAATGGTCTAAAGTAAGTAGCGATACTGACTGGCCTAAAAATATTAGAGACATGCACCTCAAATTCGGGGTGCATGATTGGGTTAAAAGAAAACTAAAAGAAAAAGACTACTATTCTTTGCACGAGTTTCTACAGTTTCGTTTAAGATTCCTTGATGAAGAACTACATGAGACTAAAGAAGCGGTAAAGTACCGACATGCGGATGACATTGTAGACGGCTTGATTGACTTATGTGTTATCGCAATAGGTACATTAGACATACTACAAGTTGATGCTCATACTGCTTGGCATAGAGTACACCGTGCTAACATGAGTAAAAAGGTGGGTCAAAAAGAGTCTAGACCTAATACTTTAGGTTTGCCTGATATGATAAAACCTGAAGAGTGGGTTGATCCAGATCATACAAACAATACAGGTATCACACATTACTTTTTACGAAAGGATTATGTTGATGACGAACCAGACTATGAGCAGAAGTAAATTAATCAATCATATCAATCACTTAAAGATAGAAGTTGATGTACTTAAAGCACGTAAAGTAGACTCAAAAATTATTGAGATGCTAGAGGCTAGACTTAAAGAGTATAAAGAAGAACTTAAAGGCGCGGGATAAACCCGCGCTACTAAAAGTATATTAGAAAGGAAAAATATGCAGTTAGTATTTGACATAGAAACTGACGGATTTTTAGAAGATATGACAAAGTGCCATGTACTTGTCTGTCAAGACGTTGTAAGTAAAAAGCTTTATACGTTTACCGACATCCAAAATGGCTTAGACTTCATGAAGAATGCTGATGCACTGATTGGTCATAACATTATAGGTTTTGATTTGATGGCATTGGATAAACTTTATGGATGGAAACCGTCTTCTAAAACCGTCTTGATCGATACATGGATCATGAGCCAGACATTGCAGTTTAACCGACAACATAAGCATGGCTTGGCAGGCTGGGGTGGTTACCTTGGCTTTAAGAAAATGGATAACAGTGAATGGGCAGCCGATGGATTTAAGACATACGATCCTCGAATGATAGATTACTGTATTCAAGACGTAAAACTAAATACTAAAGTTTACGAAGTATTACTTGCTGAGTTAGAAAAAGCTATACAAATCAATGACTTAATCAAGAAAGGCTTGAGAGTCGAACATGATGTAGCTGAGTTCGAAGCTATAGTACGTAAAACTGGCTGGCTGTTTGACTTGAGTAAAGCTCAGGAAAACTTACGACTTATGACAAGACACATGAATAAGATTGAGTCTATCATTGAGCCAAAGCTAGGTACAACTAAAGTATTTATAGATAAAGCACCTAAGACTGCTAAGTATACTAAGAAAGGATTGTATACAGCTACTACAGCTAGAATACTGTCTGAGTATTTAGGTAGCAATGTAATAGGTGAAGATGCTTTATCGGATAATCCTCCAATAAAACCTGGTCAGGAGTTTCAAAGAAGCAAAATAGAAAAAGTAACATTGAGTAATATGGAATTAGTTAAACAATGGCTATTAACTATTGGCTGGAAACCAGATGACTGGAACGTAAAGCGAGGTCATAGAGGTGATTGGATACGTACAGGACCTAAACTTACATCAACATCACTAGCAAAACTAGGTAGACAAGGTAAGCTGATTGATAGGTACTATACTATTAAGAACCGTAAAGCTACTATCGAATCATGGCTAGAAAGGATTCAGAAAGATGACACAGGAAACTATCGTCTTCATGGTAGGATGTTTACTATTGGTACTCCTAGCTTTAGATGCCGTCACGAAGTTATCGTTAACTTACCAGCAGTGGATGCAGCGTATGGTAGAATGCTTAGGGAACTATTCATTGCTGAGCCAGGTTATAGGGTTGTTGGTGCGGATTCCGCTGGGAATCAGCTGCGTGGTTTATGCCATTACGTGGGAGATAAATCCTACACAGACTTGGTGGTCAATGGGGATCAACATACACGCAATGCTGATGTTCTTGGTTGTAGTAGGAGCGTGGCTAAGTCTTTTCTCTACGCTATTTTATTTGGTGCAGGTGATGCAAAGCTTGGCCAAACTCTTACGGGGGTAAGCAGTGCACCTAAGGGTAAAGAAGCCAGACAAAAGTTTATGAATAACTTACCTGGGTTTGAGCAGCTAGTTAATAAACTACGTGGTGTGTTTAACCAGTATGGTTGCATACCAGGACTAGATGGTCGTAAGATCTTTGCTAGATCTGATTACCAAGTACTTAATTATCTATTACAAACTACCGAAGGTATTACTTGTAAAGCAGCTTTAAGTTATGCTATGAACAAAATTAGAGAGGAAAAGCTTGATGCTTATCCTGCTATATTCTATCATGACGAGCAAGCATGGATTGCAAGTGATAAAGATTCTAAACGTGTAGGTGAAATACTACAAGAGTCTTTTCGTGAAGCACCTAAATGGTTTGGCGTTGAATGCATGGATGGTGGTAACTATGTAATAGGCAACTCATATGCGGAGGTACACTGATGACATGGGTAGAAGTATATTATAACTTACACAATAAAACCTTTTCAGTAAGACACGCAGGTAGAGTATGGTTTCATACTAATGTACTAACATTACATAATTGTAAGTTTGCAGTACAACCTGCTGGTCGAGCAAAGGTTCTTAAAGAAAAGAGAAAGAACGTACACGCTTTTATAAGAGGATTCTTTGTTAGAGGTGATGATCATACTAACCATAGAATGCTTCATAAACCACAAGCAATGTACAACCCGTATAAAACTTCTACATTTGTAGATATAGATACGGGCGAACCAGTATACGAAGCCGATACAGTTTACTTAAATAACTGTTGGCCAAGACCGGAGATTTATTATGAGAGTTCCAAAGGTTCCAGTAAAGATAAAGCTTCCGTTAATAAACCCAGTAGCAAGAGCATTGCTGCGTGAAAGGAAAGCTAAACAAGTTATACCTGATAAGAAAAAGTATAACCGTAAACGTGATAAATATAAGGACATTACATGAAATTATTTATTGATGCCGATAGTATTATGTTTAAAGCTGCTTGTACTCAAAGCAGTAAACATGAAACACGAGTTGTTACTCGTAAAATAATTGAAGACTCTATAGCAGATTGTTTTGCTGATGAAGTCTACATTACTGTAAAAGGTAAGGGTAACTTTAGATATGATGTTTACCCTGACTACAAATCTTCTCGTAAGAATACCGAACTAGAAGAGAAACTAAAAGAGCGTCTTAATGATGCTCATGCTTATCTACTTAAAGACTGGTCTGCCGTACAAGCAGATGGTATGGAAGCTGATGATGTAGTTTGCATATGGGCTCATGAAGCTAGAGAAGCAGAACAAGACTTTGTAATTGCACACATTGATAAAGACATAAATCAAGTTGCAGGTAACCATTACAACTACAACTCTAAACAGATTTACTTTGTAGATGATGATACAGCTGATATGAACTTCTGTACACAACTACTTATAGGTGACAACGGCGATGATATACCTAAAGTAAAGAAGGGTTATGGTATCAAGACAGCACAGAAAGCTCTTGCTGAAACTACATATGATAATCGTATGGATACTGTAGTAGATATATGGCAACGACTATATGGTAAAGGCTGGGAAAAGCAGCTTAATATGGTTGGTAACTTAATTTACATGAAACGTACATGGGATCTTGAGGAGTGGAATTATGAAGATCGTTATACCAGGAAAGCCGATGTCGGCAAACCGAATGGAAGGGATACGAGCGATACGAACGAAGGACGGAAGGAACTTCACGCAGACGTACCCGACCAAAGAGTACAAGGAGTTTCTTGAACGATTCAAAGAAGCTACTGAAGATCAAAGTTGGCAGTTCGAAAGGGCTGCCGACATTAAGATAATATTTAACGCTTTCTTTAGTAACAGAGCGTCAGACCTAGATAACGTACTTAAACCGTCTTTAGATGCGTTGCAAAAAGTATTTGAGTGGAATGACAGATATTGTTATGAAATAGAAGCACATAAACACCTTGTCAAAAGAGGCGAGGAGAAACTGGAGATAAATATTGAACAACTATGTAGACAATAAGCGCTATCCTTGCGAAGATTGTGGAAGCTCTGATGGTGTGATGTTTGACTCTACCGACAATCACACGTATTGCTTCGCATGTGGGACGTAT